GACGCGGTTCTCTGGGGTCGCGCGGCACAGCCACATTTCGGACCCGTGTTCGACCGCCTGCTGCGCAAGCGGGTTCTGGTGGAACGCCCGCGCGCCGGGATGTGGCCAACCTGCGCCCATTGCGACTGCGGCCTCGATGCGCGGCCGATCGTCGAGGTGCAGGGGAAACTCGTTGCGCCCTGCCCTTCTGACCATCATGCTGACCAGCCTCTCGCGCCCGACGATCTGCGCAGTTTTCATATCAATGCCGAGCGCCTTGTGACGGTGTTGGCCGAGGCCAGTGGCTTTGACAGTGCCGCATCCCTCTTGCCGGGGCTGTGGCAAATCGGGCGGCTTGCCTCGGGCCGGGCGGTGTTTCTGGCCTTGCAGGAGGATGCCGTCGATCAACCGGGGATGGTCCTCGCCCTGCGCGCCGCGGCCTCCGGCGCGCCAATCACGCTGCTTGCCCCGGAAATTCCTCCTGCTGTGCAACTGCGTTTTTCCGAGGCGGTCATCGATGTCGTGGTATTACGGTCCGTGCTGGTTCGCTCAAGCTCTGGAATTGACGTGATAGGCGTCGCGGCACTCGAAGCGCCCGCCCATGCCCCGCGCTTTGTGATCGGGAAGGCCGCACAAACCGTGACGCTGGATGATCGCCATCTGCATTTCTCTCCGCAATTGCAGCGGCTGGTGCTGATGCTGGCCCAGCAGGCGCTCACCAAGGACCCGATCCTGTCGCACCAGGTGATCGGCGGCGAGACCGGCCGCGAGTCCCGTGACCTCATCCGCGATCTGCGCGCCAATCTCGCCTCACAAGGCCTGAGTAAGGCCGAAGCGAAAGCATTGATCAAGACGGTCAGCCCGCGTGGCTATCGCCTTGGCCTTGATCCGGCGGAAATCTCACTCCGGTCCTGACCGGGCATTCCCACAAACTCCCCACATCTTTCCCACGGCCGTCCCACCTGCGCGGGGCGGCGATCACCGATGCTGAGGCCATCAGAAACGATGACCGAGGCAAACACCCATGCACCCCCCGATTTCACGGCACGACTTGGCCCGCATTCTTGCCGAGGCAGATGTCGCCGCCCACCGTTTGCACCGCCGCCTTTGCCTGCCCGTCGCCGATCTCGATGATCTGCGTCAGGATTTGCTGATCGACCTGATCTGCCGCCTTCCCGCCTTCGACGCCTCACGTGGCAGCATTGGGGCTTTCGCCGGGATTGTTCTGCGCAATCAGGCATCCCGCATTGCCCTGAGACACCACCGCGACCGGTGCTCTCGGGGTGGTGCGCTGGTTTCGCTCGACGCCCCGTTTGGGCCGGGCGCCACCGATACCCTTGGCAAAACCCTCAGCCAGTCGGACGGACTGGCCACCTGGCACGGCCAGGACGGTGACGATCTCGCCCGCACCGAGCTGCGCCATGACCTGGCCCGCGTGCTCGGCCACCTCGCACCACACGCCCGCCTGTTCTGCGCCGCTCTCGGCCAATGCCCGCTGCGCGATCTGGTGGCGCGAGGGGTCGGGTCACGCTCCGCCCTTTACCGCCGCACCGGCGAACTGCGCCTCGATCTGACCGCGCGCGGCTTCGGCCCGGCGTGGGACGGTTTTCGGGCTGCGTGAGTAGAGGGGAGAGAAGGAGACCATGCTGATGAAACATACCGCGTTCACCAATGTCCGCGCGCCGCACTCGATCAGCGAGATCGAGTTCTGCGGCTGGGTCGGCCAGGCCGTTCCCGGCGACCGGCTGGAATACCATCGCGGCTTCCTGGTGCTGGACGCCTTCCCGGTGATCTCGAAGCTGGCCGACCCGGACCGCAAGCGCCTTGCCCTGCTTGGCACCCGGGCCTTTTGGGCGGCCGAAGCGGGCCTCGTCCACCTCGTGCAGGAGCGGATCGGCCCGGATCATTTCGCCTACATCGCCATCGCCCGAACCAAACCCAAGACCGCCGCCGTCTCGCTGTCCGCGCTCCTGCTCGCCGAGCAGGAGGCCGCGTGATGGCCCCACCAATTCGCGCCAACGGAGACCCCGACATGCCGCATCTCGAAAATACCCCCGGTCTTGATGATCTCGACCGCCTGTCCATCGGCGACATCGCAGCCTTGCCGCCCGATCTGCTGTTCGCCCTGCAGGAGGCCGCCCTCGCGGAAACAACCGGGGTCAAGCGTCTGCGCGACCGGCTGGAGGCCGGGATCGGCCAGCGCTATGGCGCGGCAACCGAGGCCGAACGGGCCGCGCAGGGCAAGACATCCGGCACCGTGCGCATCGAGGATGCGGGCGTGGTGGTGATCGCCGATCTGCCGAAGAAGGTGTCCTGGGATCAGGACCGATTGGCCGCGATGGCCGCGCGCATTGCCGCGTCTGGTGACGATCCGACCGAATATCTCGAGATCGCCTATCGCGTTTCCGAGCGTCGGTTCGGGGCCTGGCCCGAGGCGATGCGCGAGGGCTTCGCGGCCGCCCGCACCGAGACCACCGGCAAACCCGTGTTCCGGCTCGAGACCCGAGACCGGTGACGCGCGGCGGCGGGACGCCCGAGCGGCAACGCCGGGCAGGTTCCCCTTCGGCACCCGGTCACCCCCGCCGCCGCCCTTTTCAATCCTCTGGAGAACCCCATGACTTTCCGCATCATCACCGCCGACGAGCGCATCTCCTCGGCCGAGAACAAGACCTCGCTGGCGATCTTCGGCCCGCCCGGTGTGGGCAAGACCACACTTCTGAAATCGCTGCCCGCCGAGGAAACCGTCTGCCTCGACCTCGAAGCCGGGATGAAATCGGTGCAGGACTGGCGCGGGGCCTCGATCCCGGTGCGCAGCTTCACCGATTTCCGCGATCTGGTGGTGCTGATCGGCGGGCCCGACCCGGCGCAGCATCCGCAGTCCTGGTACGGCACCGAACGCCATGCGTGGCTGCAGGCCCAGCACCGCGACAGCGGCATCGAGGCCTTCCTTGCCGCGCGCCGTATTGTGTTTGTCGACTCGATCACCGACCTGACGCGGCAGGTCATGGCCTATGCCCGCCAGCAACCCGAGGCATTCTCGGACCGTACCGGCAAGCCGGATGTGCGCGGAGCCTACGGTCTGCTGGGGCGCGAGGTGATCCAGGCGCTGAAGCATCTGCAGCATGCGCGCGGCAAGACCGTGATCTTTGTCGGCGTGCTGGAAAAGGTCACCGACGATTTCGGGACGGTCACCTGGCAGCCGCAGATGGAAGGCAGCAAGGCCGGGCGGGAGTTGCCAGGAATTGTTGACCAAGTGGTGTCGATGCAGCTGTTCGCCCGCGACGCCAAAGGCGGCTGGGTGTTGGACGAGACCGCATCTGAGCGCCGCCTCGTCTGCAAATCCGGCAACCCCTGGGGCCTTCCAGCCAAGGACCGCTCCGGCCGTCTCGACATGACCGAACCGCCCGACCTTGGCGCGCTGCTCGCCCGCATCGACGGCCGCTCCACCCCCCAACCCGCATTCGCCTCCTGATCCCTGAAAGGAAACTGACATGAGCTACGATCTGAACGACGCCCAGCCGCAGATGGCCCCCATTGGCGAACTGATCCCGGACGGCACCTTCGCCAAGGTGCGGCTGACCATTCGCCCCGGTGGGGTGAACGGCGCAAGCCCGATGGACGCGGGGCTTCTGAAGGCATCGCAATCGAGCGATGCCCGCATGCTCGATTGCGAATTCACCTTGGTCGATGGCCCCCATGCCCGGCGCAAGTTCTGGCAGAGCTTCACCGTGGCGGGCGGCAAGCTGGACGAGAAAGGCCAGTCCATCGGCTGGAAGATCTCGAAATCCACCTTTCGCGCCATCGTCGATAGCGCCCTTGGCCTTGATCCCAAGGATGAAAGCCCCGGCACCAAGGCCAAGCGGGTTCTGCCCGGACTGCGCCATCTCGAAGGCATCATCTTTGCCGCCCGCATCATGGTCGAGCCCGCTTCCAACCCGCAGTACCGCGACCAGAACCGCATCGCCAACGTCGTTCTGCCCGACGAGCCGCAACATGCGGCGATCATGCGCGGTGAAACCGTCGCGCCGGATCCGGTCAACGCCCCGCCGCGCAAGGCCGCGAGCGTCGCGGCGCCGGGCTGGCAGACCCCGGCACCGGCATGGGGTGCGGCGCAGCCCTCGCCCGCAGCACCGAACAGGGGCGCGGCACCGCAGCCCGCCGCCGCACCCGCGCCCGCCTGGGGAACGCAGACCGCCCCCGCGGCACCGCAGGCACCGGCGCCCGCTGCACCGGGGGCGCCCGCGATGCCCGCGTGGCTCAATGGCTGAGGCACGACGGATGCGGCGGTCAGGTGGGTCGGCACGATCACCAACCGTCGAAACAGTTGAGGCTGGGCCGGGAGACCGGCCCATGACCCCGGATGAATGGCAGGCGCATGTGACGCGCGCCGCCGCGCTGGAGATCGGAAAATGGCTCGAGGCCCGAGGAAAACTGCACCAACCCATCGCAAGCCTTACCCTCGGCGACCTCGAGGCCATGGCGGCGGGCGCCATCTCGCGCTGGATCGTCCTGCAGTCGGAACGCCTGAGCCGGCAGGATTGGCCGCAAGAGGACCCGATCGCGATGCTCTTGCTCGGGTAGCGATCTGCGCGGTCTGCGCGCGGGAAGCCCGCGGCTTCGGCTACGTCCACCGGCTGCAACACGACCGTTCGTCGCTGCGGTCGATCCCCCGGATCGACCACTGGCCTGCGGCCACCGCTCCTTACCCCTATCACCGCTTCTGCTCGCTCCGCTGTCAGGACGTCGGCAGCGCAATTGCCCAAAGGAACAATGGCATGATCGACAAGACCGCCCGCGAGGCCCGTGCGATCCGCGACGCGCGGATGCTTTTCGCCGAAGCCCTGACCGACCTCGGGCTGATGGAGCCCTTCTTTCACCGCACCGCCGCCGACATCGATCGTCTGATCGAGGCGGCGGTGACCGGCTACGTCGACAGCATGGTGGCGCAAGGGGCGATCAAGGAACGCACCGGCACCGCATACGATGACCCTTTGCCATTCTGAGGAGGATGACATGATCGACCTTAATCACAGATCAGGCTGTCTCTACGGCCAGGCGACCCAGCCCGCGACCATCGCCGCAGCCGTTTCGGCCGCCATCGACGCTGCTCTGACGGCGAGAAATCGCGCCGAGAGGCCCCGGACCTATGTCAGCTCCTCGGGCCTTGGCCGCGATTGCCTGCGCCAGATCCAGTATGACTTTCTGGCAGTGCCCAAGGACGAGGGTCAGGAATTCGCCCCGAAAACCCTGCGCATTTTCGAGGCGGGGCACCGGGGCGAGGACATTGTCGCTGGCTGGCTGCGCATCGCAGGGTTCGACCTTCGCACAGCACGCGCCGATGGGCGGCAGTTCGGGTTCGAGGCGCTTGGCGGCCGATTCAAGGGGCACATCGATGGTTGCCTCGTCTCCGGCCCGGTTGCCATGGACTATCCCGCCCTGTGGGAAAACAAGGCGCTCGGGGCATCAAGCTGGAAGGACGTGGTCAAGCGCGGCGTCAGCATCGCGCGGCCAGTCTACGCCGCCCAACTGGCACTGTATCAGGCCTATCTTGATCTGCCGAAGCCCGCGCTGTTCACGGCGCTGAACCGCGACACGATGGAGATGCACGCCGAATTGGTGCCGTTCGACGCGCGGCTGGCGCAGGATATGTCAGACCGCGCCGTCGCAGTGGTGCGGGCATCCGAAGCGAGCGAATGGCTGCCGCGCATGGCGGCCGACCCCACGGCGGTTCTGTGCCGGGGTGGCATGTCGGCGGGCAAATGGCATGCGCCCTGCGCGTGGGCGGGCAAGTGCTGGGGGAATAATCATGAGTGACTTCGCCCCTTCGAACGCACAGGCCGCCGCCATCGCCGAAGTCCGCGACTGGTTCGAAACCCGCACTGATCACCAGCAGGTGTTCCGTCTTTTCGGCTATGCCGGATCGGGCAAAAGCACCGTTCTGAAGTTCGCCCTCGACGACCTCGGTCTGTCACCCCACCGCAGTGCCAAGGATGGCACCTGCGTGCCCGGCGTCGTCACCGCCACCTTCACCGGCAAGGCTGCACTGGTTCTGAATCGCAAGGGCACGCCCGCGCGCACCATCCACAGTCTGATCTACTCGGTGATCGAGTCGACCGAAGAGGAAGTCGCGGCCGCCGCCGTGAAGGTGCAGGAGGCGGAAGCTGCCGCCCGCAGGCTGACAGGTTTCGACAGGACTGCGGCCGAAGCCGGGATCGAGGCAATGCGCCAGGCGCTTTCGGCCATGAAACATCCGCGCTTTGCCCTGAACCCGCAGAGCGACGCCGCCGATGCCAAGCTGATCGTGCTGGATGAGGTATCGATGGTGGGCGAGGAAATGGCGCGCGATCTGATGAGCCTCAGTAAGCCGATCCTCGTGCTGGGCGATCCCGGCCAGTTGCCCCCCATCAAGGGCGAAGGTGCCTTCACCCGTGACGCGCCCGACGTGATGCTGACCGAGATCCACCGCCAGGCAACTGAGAGCGCCATCATCCGGCTGGCCACCATGGCGCGGATGGGCGAGCCCATCGGGTTTGGGACCTACGATGCCTTCGTGGCCAAGTTGCGCAAGGGCGACATTACCCCGAATCAGGCCCTGCGGGGCGGACAGTTGATCTGCGGCTTGAACGCCACACGGTTGCAGTTGAACAACGCGATGCGCGCGGCCGCAGGGTTTGGTGGGACATATCTGCCCACCGGCGTGGCGGAAAAGATCATCTGCCTGAAGAACCAGAACGACCTTGGGCTGATCAACGGCATGTTCCTGACGCTGGAAAGCATCGTCGACGAGGGCAGCCTTTACTTCTCGGCGGTGGTGACCAACGAGGATGGACAACATGTCGGGCCGATGAACGGTAAACGCCGAGGCCGCCTGCGCATCTACAAGGGGCATTTCGAGGACCATGTCGCCAATGATCCGAAACGCCACGACCGCGACTGGAAGGACAAGCGTCTTCTGACCGAAGCCACCTTTGGCTGGGCAATCACGGCCCACAAGGCGCAAGGGTCGCAATGGGAGAACGTGATCGTCTGGGACGACGGAATGGGCCGCACCGATCTCGACCGCCGCCGCTGGCTTTATACCGCGATCACCCGGGCCGAGCGCGGCCTCGTGCTGCTGGCCTGATGCCCCGTTCACGAAAGGAAAACCCCATGCGGAGTAGATCCCGTGATCCACGATCGGCTGGCAGAAAGGCCGCGGAGCAGCGGACGGTCGCGGAAGGGGCTGGAAAGAGCGACGAGGAGATCCACGCACTCGAGGAAGCGCTGCGCGCGGTGCCGATCGAGTATCTTCTCGCCGAGCTTTACGGGCCGGATCACGGAGCGTTCTACGACGCTGGCGAAGATCTCTGGATCGTACCAGACCCGAAGCATCACGGGCCGGGTTTCGGCTTCATCGCCATCCGCAGTGATCGAAGCTGGTTCACCGGTGTGGTCAAATCGGAGGCCTTCCAGTGAGCGCCGCTGTCATCGACCTCAATGACGTCCGGCCGTTGCATTCTCAGCAGGATCGCTACGATCTGGACCTGATCGTCCAGCG